ACAGCATGGCAAAGAGATCAGTACATTATGAGATACGGTATTCCTTATAGTATCTGTTCAGTTATTCATAACGCAGTTGAAGTTAAGTATGATCCTAAAGAAAAGGATATGGAAACAATTCGTTTCGTATATCATACAACACCACACCGCGGATTAGAATTACTTGTACCTATCTTTGCTTCCTTAGCAAAAGAGTTTGATAATATTCATCTTGATGTTTACTCAGGATTTGAAATATATGGATGGGAAGAACGCAACGAAGCATATAAGCCACTCTTTGCGCAAATCGAAGAACATCCTAATATGACTTATCATGGAGTCAAATCAAACGATGAAGTTCTCGAAGCGTTAGATAAGTCTCATATATTCCTATATCCAAATATATGGAAAGAAACATCCTGTATTGCATTACTTGAAGCAATCAAATCGCAAATGATTTGTATTCATCCAAACTATGGAGCTTTACCTGAGACAGGTGCTAATGCTACGATTATGTACGATTGGAATGAAGATATGAATCATCATGCTAATTATGCCTTCTCGGTTACAAAACAAATTTTAACTCAGATGAAGAACGATCCTAACTACTTTCATGGATTTACCTTCTCTGATAGATTCAACTTGGCAAGAAATTCTATTGCCTCATTTGCCACAATGTGGAACACTCTACTAAGGAACATCGGAGATGCCTACCAAGAATAAAGATAACCTTATTCATTTTCCAAAGATACATTCTAATCCTCCAATTAGTGAGGAAAGCGTATCAGAAAGAATTCGTGAATATAAAGAATCATACTCAACAGAACTTGCTGAAATTATATGGGAAAACGTATTAGGAGAAATGGCTCGAGCAGGATGCGAATTTGACGCTGACTTCGAGAATTACTTTCCAAGTATGATATTGATCTTTGAAGCCATTCGTTCGTTACATCTACAAACAATGGGAGAAGAACATCAACTCCAACCATTTGCCACGCAGAATGTTGTTGTTTTGGATTCTAACGCAGATCAACTATCTGGTGGATTGAAAAAGAATTTAGAAGAAACTATTGACATTGACGAAGATCTGTGATATAATTGTACTTGTAAATTTAAATAATGGATAAATTATGATATTAGTTGACTATAACCAAGTAATGCTTGCTTCACTGTTCGCAGGTATTGGTAATCACACAAACATGGAAGTTGATGAGAATCTCCTTCGTCACATGTTTCTAAATTCAATTAGATTCAATCGAAAGAAGTTTCACAAGGAATACGGCGAGATCGTAATCTGCGCTGATAGCACAAATGTATGGAGAAAGGACTACTATCCATATTACAAAGCAAATCGTAAAAAGAATCGTGATCAATCAGACATGGATTGGAATGCGTGCTTTGATGCTATTCATCAAATTCGTAGAGAGCTCGACGAGTTCTTTCCATATAAGGTAGTATATGTTGACCGCGTTGAAGCTGATGACATTATCGCAACTCTATGTATGGAACATGGTACTGAACTGAATAATGGATCTGAAAAGATACTTGTTCTATCAGGAGATAAGGACTTCATTCAGTTACAACAATATGCAAACGTAGATCAGTATAATCCTGTCCTAAAGAAATGGGTAAGACATGCTAATCCTCATCAGTATATTACAGAACATATTCTTCGTGGTGATACTGGTGATGGAGTTCCAAATATTCTATCAGCAGACAATTGCCTTGCAGTTGGTGATAGACAAAAACCAATGACCAAGAAAAGAATTGAACTGTTCTCTGCGCATCCTGAAGAAATGGATGAAGAAACAAAACTAAGGTATAATCGTAACAAGCAAATGATTGACCTCACAATGATTCCTCAAGAATACCAAGACAGTATACTTGATAACTATAATAACCAAGAAGAAGTCGGCAGGTCTCACCTGTTTAACTACTTCGTAAAACAAAAGCTAAAGAACCTCATTGGTGATTTACAGGATTTTTAATTATGATTAGAACCTCAATATCAAAAGTGATCTCAGAAACTGCTGCATGTAAAAGTGTTAAAGCAAAAGTTGAGAACTTACAGAAACATGACGCCGTACCATTAAGACAGGTACTGCGTTTAATATATGATGAGAATATAGAATTCTTATTACCAGATACTCCACCTCCGTTTAAAGAAAACGAACTCGTTGACCTTGATACTATGTTATATAGAGAAGCAAGACGTTTACGAATATTCTTTTTAGGTGGTGGGTATGACAACCTCAACAAAAATAGAAGAGAAGCATTGTTTATACAGTTGCTTGAAGACTTGGATCCAGCTGATGCTAAGATCCTTGCAGAGAATATGCTTAGTCATACACCTATTAAAGGAATAACTAAGAAAACTCTCGAAGCAGCGTTTCCAACTCTATTTTCCGATCCTCTAAATTTTAAATAAGGCAGAACCTCATGGGCAAGCGCACCAAACAAAGCGCCAATTCTTCTGATTGGGAGAATCCAAAACAAGAGTTTAAAACCAAAGAAAAAGACAAGAAAACTCGCAGATCGAACGCAAGAAAGATCAGATTGTCAGAGAAACATAAATTTTTATCATAAATCTATTGACATTAGTGGGATTCTTTGTTATAATATTCTAGTAAATTAAATTAACGGAGAAAATATGGATCACAGAGCAGATAAACTGATCCTTGTAGATTGTGACGGTGTACTACTTGATTGGAAGTATGCCTTCTATAAGTTTATGAATGAAAACGGTTATACCGTTATAGAAGAAAGTCAATACGATATCGCAAAGACGTTTGGTATTGATAAGGAACAAGCAAGACAACTTGTCAGACAGTTTAACGAGTCTGCAAGAATAGGATTTTTACCAGGACTTAGAGACGCAATTAAATATGTCAAGAAACTCCATAGTGAAGGTTATGTTTTTCATTGTATTACTAGTCTCTCTACTGATTACTATGCCGGCAAGCTAAGAGAACAAAATCTCGAAAGATTGTTTGGTAAAGATGTATTTGAGAGAGTAGTGTGTTTGGACTGCGGAGCCGATAAGGACGACGGACTATTACCTTATAAAGATAGCGGATGTATTTGGGTTGAAGATAAACCTGAGAATGCTGAATGCGGTCTGAATATGGGACTTAGATCTATTCTGATTGAACACGACTTTAATAAGGATTATGAAAATAATAATTTAGTAAAAGTTAGAAATTGGAAGGAAATCTACGAGTCAATCGTATAAATACAATTATGCAATATAGGATTGGAATTTAATGCCGACATATATCTTTGAAGATACAAATACTGGTGAACAGTTTGAGAAGTTCATGTCTATCTCATCTCGAGAACAATACCTCAAAGACAACCCACATTTAAAAACTATAATTACTAGCGGTCAACCTGTGATTGAGGCTGCGCGTCTTGGACGGATGAAACCGGATCAAGGCTTTCGTGATATACTTACATCCATGAAACAAAATAAATCATACACTGGAAACAAAATTAACGATTGGAAGTAATCTTCAGATCGCTTCCTTGTTAATGCAAAGGAGGTTTTATGTCAAGACAACGTCGTTTATCACCGAAGGAGAAACGGAAGATTAAGCAGAAAAATGGACAACGCATGGATAGTAAATTTTCCATGAATCATATTTCGCCATTGACTCCAACTCAAGAGGAATTTTTCGACAGTTATAACGCTGGGTATAATATTGCTGCCATTGGAACAGCAGGCACAGGTAAAACAATGTGCGGATTATATCTTGGTCTATGTGACATTTTAGATGATGATAATTTTGACCAAGTAATAATCGTTCGGTCAGCAGTACAGACAAGAGAGCAAGGTTTTATGCCAGGCACTCAGGCTCAAAAAGAAGCCGTCTACGCAGTACCCTATGCAGATATTACTAATAACTTATTTGGCAGAGGAGATGCTTGGGAAATACTCAAACAAAAATGCTCAGTTAAGTTTATGACATCATCATTCGTTAGAGGATTAACATTTGATAACTCTATCATAATTGTAGATGAATGTCAAAGTATGACTTACCACGAACTCGATAGTATTATTACACGAGTTGGAGATTCGTCAAAAATTATATTCTGCGGTGATACAGCACAAGATGATCTTGCCGGAACTAGACACAAACACGATACATCAGGACTACGCGATTTTCTCAAGGTAATCCAACGCATGGATCATTCTTTCAAAGTAATTCAATTTGGAATTGAAGATATTGTTAGAAGTGGTTTAGTAAAAGAATACATTATAGCAAAGGAGAGAACAGAAATCAAGCCGTCACTGGTGGCTTAAACTCGAAGGGGGATCTTCGGGTCCCCTTTCATTTCTAGGAAATATATTATGAAATTATTTGAACACAACTCAGAGGCGCCCGTCCTCGAAAAACTAACAAGAGCTTCCGTAGATGGTAAGCGTATATATCAAACACCATCAGGAGAAGGCTATCCGTCTGTCACTACTGTATTAGGTATTCTCGGTAAAGAGGATATTCAAAAGTGGCGTGATCGTGTTGGTCATGAAGAAGCTAATCGTATTTCAACTCAAGCCTCTCGACGAGGTACCGCAGTTCATAAACTTTGTGAAGACTATTTAGATAACGATCCTAAATACGCAATGAAGCATATGCCTGCTAACGTTCACATGTTTAATACGATGAAACCTATTCTCGATGAACGTATAAATAATATTTGGTACCAGGAGTGTTTCTTATATTCCAATGAACTAAAAACAGCAGGTCAGGTTGACTGTATTGCTGAATGGGATGGAGAACTTGCGGTCGTTGATTTTAAAACATCAAAGAGACCAAAGAAAGAAGAATGGATTCTGAATTATTATATGCAGGTTTCTTTCTACGCAAAAGCATTCGAAGAAATGACTGGTCACCAGGTGAAAAAGGGTGTGGTCTTTATTGGTGTTGATGGAAACGAACCTCAAGTATTTGAGTTTGACACCACAGAATATATTGATCATTTTGCAGCAGTACGAAATACATATAAAGAACTCTATGAAAAAGAAAAGACGGTACATAGTATTTGACGATAACATGGGTGTGTTCTTAGGAACCTATAATGGTTATGATCTTGGAATGGAAGATGACGGTAGAGTCTATGCATGCTTTGCTGCCAACAATCCTTTCGGTTTAACTAACTGTTCATCGTTTAAATCTGAGCGTGCTGCGTCCCATTATATAAACGATATGTTTCCACCAAGAAAACAAAGAAACCTTAACATTGGTGAAGTAGAAACAGAAACAGAATTTCCAACGGTCGTTGATCTGATTAAGTCAGGTTACGAAGACCAAACATTTGACATGATAGATGGATTAGTTGCAGAAGGTAGTCAACTAATACACTAATAACAGGATTACATTATGAATCATAACTCGCTCAATATAAACATGGATATGGGAACCTTAGACATTGACCATATCTCCAACATGCGAAAAGAATTCTTTTACAATAAAGATTACGAATGGTGGGACCAACCTAAACCAGGAGACGTTGTCGTTGATGTCGGAACCTGTGTAGGTATGTTCAGTTGTCTTGCTCTCGACTCTGGTGCAAGTAAAGTATACATGGTTGAACCTAATCGCGAGTTATTAGAAACAGCAATGCGTAATACCAATAAGTATACGATTAATGCAAAAGAAAGAATGGTTGTTCCATGTCATGCTGCAATTATGAATAATGAACATAATGTTAAACATGTTTATAACGCTGCAGCTGCTGGTGAATTCGTTCCTTTAACCTTTAGAGAGTTTATTGACTTTTACGAAATAGAAAAGATCGACTATTTAAAGGTGGACTGTGAAGGTGGAGAATACGATATCTTTACAAAAGAAAACCTCGATTGGATCTATAACAATGTAGGTCATATTGCTCTCGAAGTACATAGACGACATTCAACCTCAGGTCCTACAGACTTCAAACGATTCAGAGATGATTTCCTTAAATTCTATCAAGATAAAGGAAAGGTCCAATATCAGCACGCATTCTTAGCAGAAGCAGTATGGGATGATGGAGCAATTGAACAAGAATCCTTTGATTACCTTCCTGCAGAGTTCATGGTGTATTTTACTAACAGATAACCATTGACATTGTGTACGAACTAGAATATAATATACATTATGATTGAAGATACAAAACTAATTCAAGAAGCACTAATGTTGGCTATCAAAGCCCACGACGGTCAGCGACGAAAGTATACTGGAGAACCTTACTCCTCGCATCCTATCGGAGTTTCTAAAATTATAGAAACAATTCCTGACCATACACCAGAGATGGTTGCTGCAGCTTTACTACATGATGTAGTTGAAGATACTTATATTACTCTCTCAGATGTTAAAGAACAGTTCGGTACGACTGTTGCTGAGTTTGTTCACTTTTGTTCTAACGTCTCCGAACAAGGAGATGGGAACCGTGCGTTTCGTAAGAAGATG